GTAGTAGTAAATTTGTCACAATTACAGAGGGTGAACTAGACGCTATGTCAGCATGGCAGATGGTCAAGTCCAGTTGGACTACACCTGTTGTATCTTTACCATCAGCCACCCCATCGAAGAAATTATGGGAAAACTGTAAGGAGTGGATAGATAGCTTTGAGAAGATCATCCTGTCTGTCGATAACGATGAAGCAGGTAATGCTGTCGCTGACCGTATGTCACGTCTGTTTCCTAACAAGGTCTACCGTGTAGATCATGGGCAGTACAAGGATGCTAACGACTTCTTACAGGCAGGTAAGGTACAGGACTTCAAGAGTTCATGGTGGAAGCCTATCAAGCACACACCAGAGAACATCATCAACACTGCTGACCAGTTCCTAAAGCTGTATGAGGACACGCCAGAACACGTATATGTACCTACAGGTATCCAAGCCCTAGACGACAAAATCTTGGGCCTGATGCAGGGACACTTCACCATGTTCAAGGCACCCACAGGAATTGGTAAGACAGAACTGATGCGGTACCTTGAGTATCAGATGCTACAACGTGACATACCTATCGCTACGTGGCACCTAGAGGAAACTAAACTACGTTCTCTGTTGGGGCTTGCGTCCTACCATATGAACGACAACGTAACACGCCGTGACCTAATTGAAGAGAAAGGACTTGATAAAGAGGTGCGTGAGGCTATCATTGATCTCACCAAAGGGGAAAACCTTTATCAGTTCTACTTGGGGGACGGACAGGGGGCCGACGAATTATGCGACCAGATTCGCTTCTTTAGTCAGGCATGTGACTGTAAGTTTGTGTTCTTTGAGCCTATACAAGATGTAATTGTAGGCACTGAGGATAGTAAAGAAGCAGAGCTTGCTAACCTGTCCGTCCGTCTGTCAAAACTAGCAGCAGAGCTAAACATCGGCATTGTATCTATTGGTCACACAAATGAAAATGGAGACTTTAAGTATTGCAAGATGATTGGTCAACGTGCTAGTGTCATTGTAAACCTGCACCGTGATAAAGAATCAGAGGACATGGAAGAACGAAACACAACGTATCTTAAGATTGAGAAGAACCGTCCGTCATCAGAAGAGGGTATGGCAGGTAAACTCAAGTTCAACTACGATACATTTACACTACGAGAGGTATACTAGTGCCAGTATTTGACATAGAAACAGATGGCCTGAACGCCAGTAAGATACACGTTTTGTCGTGGATGGATAACAATGGTGAGGTACAGCACACACATGACTACGTGGCTATGCGTATCTTCTTTGAGGAAGCTGACATTCTCATTGGTCATAACATTATACGGTTTGACATCCCCCAAGTGGAAAAAGTGCTAGGGGTAAAGGTCAAGGCCAAGCTAGTAGACACACTAGCATTGTCGTGGTACCTCAACTTTGACCGTGGATCACATGGACTAGAAGGTTATGGTGTTGACTATGGTGTACCCAAACCTGTTATCAAGGACTGGAACACTCTGACACCAGAAGAGTATGCCCACCGTTGTAATGAGGACGTAAAGATCAACGCACGTCTATGGCGTGACCTACGTGGTAAACTAAACAAGCTATACCCAGAGCAAGATGAGTTATGGCGGTTGATCGACTACCTGACTTTCAAGTTAGACTGTGCAGCAGAACAAGAGGCCCTACAGTGGAAATTAGACGTAACCAAAGCATCCAACCTGTTACAGGAATGGGAAGCACTGAAGGCAGACAAGACGGATGCGCTTGCACAGGTAATGCCACGTGTCCAAAACTACACTATACGAAATCGTCCGAAAGTGTATCAACGTCAGGATGGCTCACTATCTGCCCACGGTGCGAAATGGGAAGAACTATGCAAAGAACACAAGGTTCCAACCACAACACAAGCCCTAAAGGTTAAGGTTGGTGAAGAACGTGCTAACCCTAACTCAGTCCAACAGGTTAAGGACTGGCTGTTTATGTTAGGGTGGCAACCAAGAACCTTTAAGTTTATGAGGGAAGCAGATGGCTCCACACGGAAACTGGAACAAATACGTAAAGACGGAGAGTTATGCCAGTCGGTACGTGACTTGGTTGAACGAGAACCCGCTATTGGTTTGCTTGATGGCCTCACTGTTCTTTCTCACCGTATTGGAGTTATCAAGGGCCTACTTGAATCAGAGAACGATGGATACGTGCAAGCTACTGTCGCAGGGCTTACTAACACCTTCCGCTTTCGTCACGCCCGACCATGTGTCAACTTGCCATCAGTTGATAGACAGTATGGAAAGGAAATCAGAGGGTGCCTAACAAGCCCAGAGGGTTACACGTTGTGTGGTGCAGATATGACATCCCTAGAGGATACAACTAAACGGCACTACATGAAGCCACTGGACCCTGAGTACGTAGAGGAAATGTCTAAGGATGGGTTTGACCCACACCTTGACCTTGCTAAACACGCTGGTGTCGTTACACAACAGGACATCGACATGCACAACTCAGGGGAACGTAGCCTCAAGGCACTACGTAAGAACTACAAGGTAGTGAACTACAGTGCGACTTATGGTGTAGGTACGCAAACCCTAGCCAGAAACACAGGCATGTCTGAGAGCGAAGCACAGACGCTCCTAGATGCCTTCTGGTCACGTAACTGGTCTGTGGAGAAAGTGAGTAAAGATGCACGTACAAGAGATTTGTTTGGCTCTAAATGGCTTTACAATCCTGTGTCTGGCTTCTGGCATTCTTTGCGAAGTGACAAGGATCGCTTTAGTACCCTGAACCAGTCAACAGGTGTGTTCTGTTTTGACAGTTGGGTCAAGCAGTGTCGTGACATGGGACTACAAACTATAGGCCAGTTTCACGACGAAGTTATCGTGCTAACCAAAGAAGGAGATGAGGATAAAGTAGAGAACATCATGAACATGTCTATCGACAATGTGAACCAAGAACTACAGCTAAATGTACCCCTTGGTGTAGACGCACAGTTCGGTAAGACATACGCAGAAATCCATTAGGATAAAAAAGTACAAACTTTTTGTTTACAGTAGCTGAAAAAAGTTACTATATATATTTACCAGTGTTAGAAAAGGAACTCGACAACATGGCACGTTATACACTAGATATGGTACTAGAGTACGCAAAAGTATTCCCTGAGAACGCAGATATGGGGAACCCAGATGGCCCACAGTGGCAGCAACAAATTGCTAAAAAGGGTGGTCAGTATGTGGTCAATGCATACTTCACCAACCAAGACCAAATTGATCGCTTGATGCTGGATGGCTTCAAGGCCACAGTCATGGGTAACTCTCGTATCAATGAAGGTAACGCTGACTTTGGTATTGGTAAGTACATGAAGATCAAGCGTGGGGTAGCTGACGACATCCGTGACTGGACAGACCCAATGACTGGCGAGAATGTCAACCTTGGTGGGCCTGTAAAGGTAGTTGATCTACGTCAGGGTCGTGAGAACGTAACTAAGTGGACATTTGCTGACGGTGAACTAGGAAATGGTACAAAGGCTAAGGTACAGTTTGAGACCTATGCTGACGGTAACGGTATCCGACTAAATGGTATCGCTATCACAGAGTTGGTAGAACGTACTAACGAACCATCAGCAGATGATATGATCTTTTCAGCGGCATCATAATGCAAGTAGAAATCACCTTTGTAATGGATAAGGAAGAGGACGGGGTTCAAGGCTCCGTCACTCTTGAGCGACAAGAAGTGGACAGCCTACATGACCTCTTACATTTATACCATGATGCTTGCCTCGCAAGTGGATACACCTACGTGGAATCCATCGGTGCGCACAAGGAAGGTGGTAGCATGGCTTGGTCGTCTTTCTGATGGAGTACGGCAAGGCATTAGTGGACGGTGATGTACTCGCATATCGTGCTGCTTTTGCTACACGTAACGAACCACAAGAGGAAGCGATAGACTGTATTGACTACTTACTACGGACTAGTATTGAGCGTGTGTCTCAGCTACCGTATGAGTTCTCAAACTACCAAGTCTATCTAACCTGTAGTGGACATCAGTTTAGACACGACATTGCCAAGACTGCGGTGTACAAGGGTAACCGAAAGGGTACTGAAAAACCTGTACACCTACAGTCTATCAGGGATCACATGGCTGACATGTGGGACGCAGTGGAAAGTGTGGAACAAGAGGCAGACGACTGCTTGGCTATAGAGGCAACACAGTTAGACTATGACTGTACTATAGTTTCTATAGACAAGGACATGCTTCAGGTTCCATGCTGGCACTACAACCCTGTAAAGGAAGTGTTTGTAAAGGTAACCCCCGACGAGGGAACTAAGTTCTTTTATACGCAAATCCTGACAGGTGATGCCGTGGATAACATCATAGGCTTACACAAGGTAGGTCCTAAGACAGCAGATAAAATGTTAGAAGGTGCTGAGACTGAGGACGAACTGTGGGAAGCTGTACTAAAGGCGTATGATGGCGACAGAGACCGTGTAGTGGAAAATGCTAGGTTACTCTGGCTACGACGACATGAAGGAGAACTATGGGAACCACCAGACAACAGGCAATAAAGCATGGCTACAGGTCTGGTCTTGAGGAAAGGGTATCGAAGGAACTATCTGAGGCTGGGGTTAAGTATGAGTATGAGACACAGAAGATCAAGTATCGTGTCGAAGAGGATCGTACCTACACCCCAGACTTCATCTTGCCCAACGGTATCATAGTTGAGACTAAGGGACGTTTTACTATTGCAGACAGAAAGAAACATCTGTTGATACAGAAACAACGTCCTGAACTTGACATCAGGTTTGTGTTCCAGACTTCTAGGGCAAAACTGTACAAGGGTTCCAAGAGTACCTACGCACAGTGGTGTGAGAAGCATGGGTTCTTGTACGCAGACAAGTCAATACCAGAGGAGTGGTTATGAGTTTATCAGACTACATAGAGGTCTACGACATGCTAACGCAAGAGGACGACATTGACAAACTTAGAAACCAAGCTAAGTACTTACTAGTTGGTCGTGCTATGAACGACAAAGACTTGTCAGAAGATGAAGCTATTGCACTAGCAGAGTATGCTACAGTTGACATGGATATAGCAGAGGAGATGACTGTACACTAATGGGAAAACGATCAAACTTTGAGAGGGTACCAAGAGACTATTACCCTACTCCTATAGAAGCTGTAGAGCCTCTGATAGATCACTTGCCTCAGACAGAGTTTGACTACGTTGAGCCATGTGCAGGGGACGGTAGGTTGATAGAGCATATCTACCAGCTTACAGATGGTCAGGCAGACTGCGTGTTCGCATCAGACATTGAACCACAACGAGATGATATATTTCAAGCTGATGCATTACAGTTAGACTTTGGTGAAGCAGAGGTTGACTTCTGTATCACTAACCCACCGTGGGAACGTAAGTTTCTACATGCGTTTATAGACCACTACATCGACATGTGTCCTACTTGGTTGTTGTTTGATGCAGACTGGGCGCACACTAAGCAATCGTCTTTACTTATGACTTACTGCGCTAAGATCGTAAGTGTAGGCAGAGTTAAATGGTTTGGCAATCATTCAGGCAAGGACAACTGTTGTTGGTATCTATTTGATAAGAACCATAAGAAACCGACACAGTTTTATGGAAGGTTAATAGGATGATCAGTAAAGAAGATATGGAAGCGTTTGAGTACTACAACGAGGACGTAGACATCACTATGAACTACTACCAGAAACAAGCAGCAGGTACAGCTATCTATGGTGCTGAACATGCAGTGATATACCCTGCCCTTGGGTTAGCTGCGGAAGCTGGTGAGGTAGCCAACAAGGTAAAGAAAATCTTGCGTGACGGTAAGTTTGATCGTACTGCTATCTCAGATGAAGTAGGAGACTGCCTGTGGTACATTGCTGCGCTATGTCGTGACTTGAACGTGGACATGACAACAGTGGCGACACGCAACCTAGAAAAGCTGTATGACCGAAAAGAGCGTGGGGTTATCAGTGGAAATGGAGACAACAGATGATGAAATGGTTTTGGCGATGGATGAATTACGTAGTAACTTGGCGTGAACATCGTCGTGTAATTAAAGAACTAAATGCACTAACAGACAAAGAACTAGCTGACATTGGCATTGCACGTGCTGATATTGACCGACTGGTCTGGCTAGGTGAAGATAAATCAATGCGTGGACGAGGAAAAGAAAAATAATGACAAACAACATGCTCCCTACACCTTATCAGAACTTTATTGCACTATCACGTTATGCCCGTTGGACAGGTGACAAACGTGAAGCATGGTCTGAGACAGTATCACGTTACATTGATAATGTGGTAAAACCTAAAGCAGGTGACGACAGTTACATCAAGCAGATTGAAGAGGCGATCCTTAACCTAGAGGTTATGCCTTCTATGAGAGCTATGATGACCGCTGGCCCTGCACTAGAACGTGACAACACAGCAGGTTATAACTGTAGCTACCTACCAGTAGACGACCCTAAGTCATTCGATGAGGCTATGTTTATCTTGTTGTGTGGCACAGGAGTAGGGTTTAGTGTTGAACGTCAATACGTACAGAAGCTGCCAGAGGTACCAGAGAAAATGTTTAAGTCTGATACTACAATCGTAGTTAAGGACAGCAAAGAAGGTTGGGCTAAGGCTTACCGTCAGCTATTAGCACTACTATGGTCAGGTGAAATCCCACAGTGGGACGTATCTAAAGTACGACCTGCTGGCGCACGACTAAAGACCTTCGGTGGTCGAGCATCAGGACCTGCACCTTTGGTTGACTTGTTCAACTTTACTATCGACAAGTTTATAGCAGCACAAGGCCGTAAGCTATCGTCAATCGAATGCCACGACATCATGTGTAAAATTGGTGAGATTGTTGTGGTTGGTGGTGTACGTCGATCCGCTATGATTAGTTTGTCTAACCTGTCAGATGATCGTATGCGTCATGCTAAGTCTGGTCAGTGGTGGGAAAACTACGGACATCGTGCTTTAGCTAACAACAGTGTGTCGTACACTGAAAAGCCAGATGCAGAGACATTCATGCGTGAGTGGTCAGCTTTGGTAGAAAGCAAGTCAGGTGAACGTGGTATCTTCAACCGTGAGGCATCACAG